CACCTAGATATGTAAGTAAAGGTTCAAGAGTAACTGAATTTGGGGCAAATGTAAATCATCCAAAACATTATGACATTGTCGTTAAAACACCAACTGGTAAACAATATACATACGCTGATGTATATAGAATACTTGCAAAATCAGGTGTAAGAAATCAATACAAATTTTTTGAAAGTGTTATACGTGACGGTGAGTTTATACGTGAACTAAAAGAGATGAACGAACTTGGACATTTAAGCAAAAGTAACTTTGATAGATTGTTAACTAACTTAAAAAATATACTTAGAAAAGACATTTCAGCTGCAGAAAAACTTTATATGTTAACACCTAAATCTGCTAAGAACATTCCAATTGTAGGTACTTTAGGCAATGTTGGTTTAGGATTACAAACTAAAACAGATTACGCATTTAGAGCTGGTGTTCTTGTAAAGGCTTTAGAAGAGGGTAAGAGTGTAGAAGAAGCTGCTGCTTTAAGTAGAAGAAGTTTGTTTGATTATAGTGATGTTCAAATATTTGACGACTTAACTAGTCAATCAAAAATGTTAAAGAAAGCGTTTGTATTTGCTACTTTTTCATTAAGAAATTTAGAAACAACTTTGCAAGCTATATTAAATGCTGGTTTTGGTGACGCTACACAGTTAGTTAAATTAGCAAGATTAATGCGTGGACAAAATGGTGTAGAGCGTGTAATAAATGCAAATAATGATAATAAACAACCACCATACGAATATTACTATCCAACGTATGCACAAAATTCTATAACAACTGTAGTTGGAGAATACGGTGGCGATGATACCTTTGTTCGTTTACCACCATTGCCAGCTATAGAAGCATTAGAATCGCTTGCAGATGCAATTTATTTAATAAAACAACTTTTACCTGAACACAAAAGACCGGCAGATGTAGAAACCGTTGCAGAAAAGTTATTCGGATTTTTAAGTCCAGTGTTAAAAGAAGCTGTTCACCCTTTAGTAAAACAAAAATATGAACCTGGACACGTACCTCCAGAAATAATTTCAATCTTAACAGCACACCCAGGGTTTGATACAAGTACTCCGTATGCCATAGCAGATAGTTTAGAACGTATTACTGGTGGTAGAATTAACCCAGTTAAAGCTGCACCAGGTAAAGGTGTTAAAGGTGGTTACAAATATCCTCTTACAGCAGAACAAAAAGAGCAATTGTACCACCGTAGTTTTTACACTGCTCTTAAAATGTCTGGGATTTTACCTATGGTTAATACAGTAGTAAGAACAATAGACCCAGAGGGTACAGTTATAGGAGATATGGAAAGTCCTACTTGGGAGGCTAAAGTTTTAAACTATACTACTATGTATAATTGGATAATAGGACTGCATAGTATTCACCAAATGAAAACACCGAAGTCACAACAACTAGAAGCTTTGCGTAATTTAAACGCAGAAATTGAGAGAATAAAAAGACACCACGAAAAAGAAACTAAAGCCTTTATGATACTGGGTCCAAATACTACACAAGAAGACATACAAAAAGATATAGATGCAGAGACAGATTGACAATGTTGCAAACACAGCATAAACTATATTCGTATCGGTAGCCGGAGGAGAAGATATGGCAAAGTCAGGAAAATTTTATCACGCAACCACTAACAATAATGCAGTTGCAGCAGTTGGAACATCGTTTAATGCTGGTAAGAATCACAAGCACGAACTTGTATACCCAACACCATTAGGAACTACTAGTAAATTTCTAGGTAAAGTTGAGGGGTTTACAGTAAAAGTTAACACCATTGCTGGAGGGTCTGGTACACCGACTCTTACACTACGTGGTGCTACTGATGCTGCTGGAGACAACACTTGGTTTCCTGATACTGATGGACAACTAGCATTGGGTATTACTACTGCTACCAGTGGAGTTGCAGCTTACGAGTTCAAACTTCCTTTAACCATCGAGACTAGCGATGATGTATACTTGTTCTTTAAGATAGACCAAGGAACTTGTACCATAGAAAAGAGTACAATCACCTGGAGTGAATAATGCCAGTCGCCTCACCCTTTGAATCGGGTGGGAGCGGTGGAACCGTTAATCTCAAGATAGACGACCTTACGTCTTCTTGTGACGGTAGTACTCAAAGTTTCACAGTTTCTTCGCCCTACAAAACTGGACTACTTCAGATATATTGGAATGGACTACTTCAAACGTCTACTGAGATAACTGAAGTGTCACAAACAACTTTTTCTACAGACTTCACACCAACAAGCGACGATGTTTTAGTTGCGGTGTATATACAAAAATAGGAGAACAAGCAATGGCTGTTCAAATTAAAAGAGAGCAAATCAAAGATGCAGCAATTAATGCTGGTAAAATCGACTTAACCGCAACTTATGCATTTACCAGTGGGGTGCTACGTGCAGCTACTCCATCGGCTGATGCAGACGTAGCCACCAAAGGTTACGTAGACGGACTACTTGCCGGACTTCACTGGAAAGAAAGTGTACGTGTTGCAACGACAGCAAACATTACATTAAGTGGCACACAAACTATTGATGCCATATCTGTATCTGCTGGTAACAGAGTGTTAGTAAAGAATCAAAGCACAGCTTCAGAGAATGGTATCTACGTTTGTGCTGCTGGTGCTTGGTCACGTTCAGATGATATGAACGCTGGTACTGAGTTCCCAGGTGCTGCTGTCTTCGTAAGAGAGGGTACAGTAAATGGAGACTTGGGATATGTATGTACAAACGATGCAGTTACACTGGGTTCAACCGCTGTTGCGTTTACTCAATTTAACGGTGCAGCAAACATTACTGCTGGAGCTGCTCTTAGTAAGTCTGGTAATACACTTAATGTTGAGGTTGACGATTCGTCTATCGAAATCTCTAGTGATGCACTTCGAGTTAAAGCTGCCGGAATTACCAATGCTATGCTTGCAGGAAGTATTGCTAATGGTAAACTTGCTAATAGTACTATCTCTGGTATTGCTCTTGGTGCTAATCTGGCAGACTTAACTGCCGGTTCAGATGGTGGTTTGGTTCTTAGTGGAGCATACAATGGTGCAACAGCTAGACAAATAGCAATTAATCTTGATGGTAATACTTTAACTACTAGTGCAAGTGGACTTAAAGTTGCAGATGGTCAAATTAACACAGCTCAAATAGCAGATAGTGCTATAACTAACGGTAAACTTGCTGGTGCAATTACAGCAAATAAACTAACTTTGGGTACTGCGTTTGCCAATGCTTCCGGAAGTTTGACATTGGCTAATGGTGTTGCTGGTAACGGTTTGGCTTTAAGTGCTGGACAAGTTCTTAGTGTGGACCTTGACGGTTCAAGTTTGGCAGTTGGCGGTTCTGGATTAAAGATTGCTGACGATGGAGTTGGTGCAGCTCAAATAGCAGACAATGCTATTGGTACAGCAGCTGTTGCAGATTCAGCAATTACCAATGCAAAGTTGGCTGGGTCTATTACTGCAGCTAAGTTGGCTGGGTCTATTCCTGCTGACAAACTGAACTTGGGTAACGGTGTTAAAGAAGACGGTGGTAACTTGGTAGTTGACCTTGACGGTGGTTCGTTGGCTCTTGGTGCTAGTGGTATCAAAGTTGCTGACAATGGAGTTGGCGCAAGTCAAGTTGCAGCTGGTGCAATTACTGGTGCTAAACTTTCATTCGCTCCAAAGTATGTATCTTTGAGTGGTGAAGACGGAAGTAAGACTGCGTTTGATTTACCTGAAGCTTTGGATGCCAACTTGGTAACCGGTTCTATCGTTTACTTAAACGGTTTGGCTTTAGAAAAAGTTGCTAGTTCTCCAGGTACAATACACAGTTAGTGCAACTGGTGGAACTGGCGGTGTAGGACAAATTGTAATGGGAGCAGCTCCAGCTGGTTCTGATGACCTTACTTGTCTGTACTTTGGATAATGATTCCCCTAGGTGGGTGACTGAGTAGGGGTTGCCCACCTCCCTTTTGGAGGTATATATGGAAGGCGAAGTAGTACAACTATTGATTAGTGGTGGTGCTAATGCAGCGTTTGCTGTATACCTCTACACCCAAAACAAAGACCTACAACGTAGGGCTGACGAACGTGAAGCCAAACAAGAGCAGAAAGAAGAACAGTTACGTGCTAGGTATGACAAAGTTATATCTGATATGCAGTTAAAAGAAGAGACTATACGAGAAACAATACTTCAGGAAGTAAATGATTTAGATAAAAGAATGTCATTACTTGAGCAAAGTATTAC